TAGCCATTAAGCTGCCTTTTTAGCAGTCTTTAGAGTCTTTTGTTTCTCAGTAGAACAGCTACAAGCTTTAAGTTCTTTAATAGTTTTCTCTAGTTCCTCAAATTTAGCATTGACTTGCTCTACTATTTCAGATAATTCATTTCTAGTTACTACCATTAGTAGGTACTCCTTGTAGTTGCAGCGGTGCTTGTTGTTGCTGTGGCTGCGGTGGTTGTGGTTGTTGTGTAGGCTGTTGTGTAGGAGTCTTTAGTTCAATCTCCTTCTCCTTCAGCATAGTCTGAGCTATCTTCATTCTACGCTCAAACTCTTTATCGTCCTGATCCCCTGCCTTTAGATTAGCTGTGATAGCCTTAATCTTGTCTATCTCAAGCTCCTGTGGCAATAGCTGTGTCTCTACAGAGATCTTCTGTGCTCTTGACTGTGACTCCTGTGCTTGACCTGACAAGGCATCTGTCTGAGACTTCTGGAATGCCATCTGTGCTTGCTGTGCAGCCTGTTGTGCTTGCTGTTGCTCTGGAGTAGGCTGTGAAGCTTGCTCTGCTTGTTGCATCTTAGAGATAAGTTCTTCACGGTTGGACAAGTTCATGTTATCAATAATAGATTGTAACAATGTGTTGTACACTGGAGACTCTTGAGGCATTGTCTGTAGTAGTTGTACAAGCTGTGTTACCTCGTACTCACGGGCAATAATACCTAGAGTAGATGTAGTGTTAAACTTGTAGTCCTTAACAGGATAGTTCTCAGGGTCAAACTGCATATATCTGCAAGCAGCTTTCTTAACAAAGGGAATTAGGAATGACTGTTGGAAGTTAATCAATGTACGCTTGTGACGCTTAATGATTGCACCCAGAGACATACTAATACCAGCAGCCGTAGAGTCACCATTGATACTACCTGCAATACCAGCGGAGTCTATAGCACCTGTAGCAGTCTGTACCATCTTCTGTAGCTCTGCTGCCTGTGCAAAGGTAATCTGATTTACTTGACCAAAGTTAAACGGAAATAGTGCAGTTCTAGGATCACCGTTAGTTAAAAGTATCTTGCCTGGTTTAACTTCCGGTCTGGAGCCTCTAGGAAGCCTTGTAGCGTCCATACCCATCATAGGGTGTACTGTAAGGGCCAGTGCGTCAATGCGTGCTCTAAGCTCAGTATCAAGGGCTTTCTGGCTATTGTAGCCTTTCTCACATACACCACGCCCCCAGAACCTACTAGGTACTATATCCCAAGGGAATGCTACAATAGGTCTGTCCTGCATCATGTAGGGGTTTTCTTCAGCCTTTAGTAAGATGCCTCCGTTAGCGATAACAACAATAGCTTCCACAAAGTACTCTTCTTTTTCACTTTCATCGTCCTCTTCACCCTCTACTTCAATGTCAGCTATATCTTCATCTTCACCAAGCATTGCTTCCTGCTCACCTATCTTTAAGAGATAGCGTGGCACTAGTCCGTAGTACTTAGTTAGGCGTACCTTGTCTTCATCAAAGGATGTGAGGTCTTGATCAGGCTCTATATCATAGTCAGTGGACGCTTGGCCCACATAGATGTCTCTGTATATACCTTGTTCCTGCAATTGCTGGACCTGATGACGGGGTACAAACTCATCTACAGCTACACCCAGTGCATCCTCAATGGAGGTAGCTACAGGGTCTATAAGGAAGTTCTGAGGCATTACAGGGCGTAGTTTGACTACAGTACGGTCAGTAATGTTTACACCTACAGCTTGTAGTTCTCCACCCATAACAGGTTGAGTAGCTGGAGCCATCTCTTTTATATCCTCAAGTATTATTTCACCAATACCTGTACCAAATACTGCACTGTTGATAAGACATTCACCTACACTCTTGCGTAAGCCTACCTTTTCAAAGTCCTCATGCAGCTTTTTCCGTAGATATACAACGTCCTCAGTCTCTTGGTCAGCTAAATCATCGGTAATATCAAAGTATTTACCACGGCCAAACGTAGCTTCCTCTATTTCAGCTACACTGGACTCTACAGCCTGCTGTGTAGCAGGGCTAATGATCCTAGAGCGTTCACTTTTACGCATAGAGTCTTCAGCGGCCCACTGACCACGCCATAAGCGGTAGTATTCCTCAAACCTATCTGAGTAATTAGACTCATAGTTGTCACGCCAAGAGTCACACTTAGTCATTACCCAATCTTCTAGGTGTTCGTCAGTTGATAGTACGTCATTATCACCGTAGTCCATTATCTTTTACCTGTTTTGGCTGCTTTCTTGAAGGCTTTTGCTGTAGGTGCGCCTTTACTACCGGCTTTACGCATCTTTTCATTGGAACCCGCTGCAATACGTTTACGTTTAGCATGGATGTTGTCGTATAATCCTTTGTTAGCCATCTTAATATCCTGTTACTGTATCTAATACTTCAAGGTCATTGATCTCAAAGTCATATGTGTACGCTACTCTAGCTAATTGATCTATGTAGGCTACTGAATCCACAAGGTCATCATGTGTTAAGGGGTCTGGGAACTGAAATAACTGGTCCATGAACCTAGTATTCCACTCACCTTCACCTAAAGTGATCTGACCGTTCTCAAACCTACCCTGTAAAGCCCACATGATCCTGTCAGTCTTCTTCCTGTTACCATGTGTAAGCTGCTCTACAACAAAGAACCTACCGTTCTGCTTCATTAGGTCAGTCAATGGTGACATCACAGCCTGTTGAGATATACCACGTTCAATACCTACACTAATAGGTCTGTAGTCCCTGACTGCTTCAAAGATCTTCCTAGCAGTCTCCGCTAAGTCCCACCTACCATAGATAATGTTCTCTATGTGCCACCCATCCTCATTGACTTTAGCTACAGCTATGGATGATTCATCAAGTCTACTGTTCTTAGACCTCTTCTTGTTTACTAACTCAAATCCTGCTAAGTCAATAGCTATGTAGTAGTCACCAACGTCAGGAGTCTCTCCAAACTTAACCCACTCCTCTTTAAACATCTCTGAGCCTCTGGCTTCAAAGGATGCCATGAACTCCTGTCTAAAGGCGTAGGATGACATTGACTTCTTAGCTAGATTTATCTCATCTGCATCCAGTAGTTCATTGTCATAGCTTGTAAAGTGGAATGCTTTGTAGGACTCATCGTCCCCTAGCTCTGCGTATTTATACAACTCATAGAAGTGATTACGTCCCATAGGGGTACCAATAAACAATGCACCACCCTTCTGGTCAGCTAAGGCTGGTCTAAGGATCTGCTCAAAGACCTCTGGCTTCATGTCTGCATACTCATCCATTACTAGATAGTACAGAGATACACCACGCATAGTCTCAGGTCTATCGGCACCCTTTAGAGATATTGTAGAGCCATTAATTAATTTAATCTGTAAGTTGTTAATGTGAGCACTTACTATCACTTCCTGGCCTAAGTCAAGTAGGGATTGCCACATAATGTCTCTAGCCTGCCCCTGTGTAGGAGCTACATAAAATACATTAGCTTTAGTAGCTTCTAATGCTTTTAGTATAATCTTCCATGCAGCTAACCTAGTCTTACCTGTACGTCTACCAGCAGCTATTACTAAAAACCTAGTATTGTCTACCCAGACTTTCTTCTGCCAATCTAGTAGTTCAATGTTAAGGTTAGTCATGTATTACTTTTGAGTCTGTGAAGGACTTGTCTTAACTGCTCCATCCTATCCTTGTCCACATGTATTGTGTACTCAGCAGCAGCAGGCTCCTGTGGTTCAGTATTACCATCCCAGTTCAAGTCTTCCTGCTTGGCTAAGGTTTCTTTGTAGTCTTTGTTATCCATAGGTCCACATCACTGGTGCATCAGTAGATCTAATGTCTACATGTACAAATCCTTTAGCTACACCTATACCAGTAAAGCCTAGCTCTATAGCCTTCTTAACTATAGTATGCCTACGTCTACCGGAGGTTACAGCTATGTCCGCTGCAATGCCTTGGGCATGGGTACCTGGGGTTGTTTTACCTAACTCTATGGGATGCTGTGGAGATCTATAGCCACTGGTGATTACAAAAGGGAAATTACAAGCTTCTCTTAGCTCATCTAGTGCTAAAATAAGATCTTCTTCTATTTCATTCTCACCTGTAACTTGACAAGCAAACTCATCTCTACTGAAATATTTATACATCTTCTATGATTTCTCCTTCAATATCACTAGAGCCAACATTAGTTTCTACATTACCACCTAGTCCAGATATAGTAATGTTTACTGAAGATCTACCACTGGCTGCATCCTTCTCAAAGTAGCTTAATGGTAGTGTACGGTCCATTACTAACTTCCAAGCAGCAGCTTGATTCTTATGGTCATCGTCTAAAGCAGCATCAAAGATAGTCTCTAATACTCTCCTAGACTTAGGGCTGGCTAACATACGAGCCTTGTACTCATTAATAATAGCAGCATCACCCTTAGGGCGGCCCATGACTCCCCTATTCCCACGTTTACTTGAGGCTACCTCAGACTTCTTAGGTCTACCTCTGCCTCTTTTCTTAGGTGGACTATTGTCATTATCCATTATGTATTTACCTTAAAGTTAGCTAAGAATACCTCTTGATTATATCATACTTTTACTCAAAAGTCAAGTACTATTTACTGTTATTTACAATAATATGTATAATCTCCAGTTTATCTTGTGTATTCAAAGGGTTGGCTAAAGTTAGTGAATGCTCACTTATACTACTTTTTCTAATTTCTACTCTAGTAAGACTAAGGGCCTACTACAATAATCATAGAGACCCCAGAGCCGCCCCCCGGTCCATCCGTTAGACCCCACCAGTAACCATAAGTGGTAAGGGGACACAGACCACAATGGTTAGACTAAGGGGCGCAACAGACCACAACAGTTAGCCTATGGCGCGCCCCTAGACCACAACAGTTAGACTAAGGTGCAACTCAACCCAACAGTTAGTCTAAGGTTAGAGCTCAGGTCTAGCCCAGGATGACAACAGTTAGACTAAGGACTAACCAAAGAGTTAAGTGTGTGGGTGTATGTAGTACCCTTTAGCCAGCCCATAGATTTACCTATAAAGAGAAGCATACTTAGGTAGTTATAAGAACTGCAATTGATATAACTAATGGTTCTAATATATTATAAGTATCGTATTGTTATTTGTGCATTGATCCCTTAAAGTTACTGCATCAACTGACAACAACAAAGAGAAACATATGAAATTAAGCGAACGCAAAAGAGTATCAACACTATCACCAGCATACGTTACACAAGTAAGAGAAGCATTAGCCCTCATTAAACACCCAATGAAGGCGTCCCTGAATCCTCTAGGGATGTCTATGGATCAGGCACAAGCAATAGCCTCAGAATTTAAAGCACTATAAAGGAAATAAGACAATGGGATATTACACTTACACTGAAGCACCTATAGGCAACTTCATTGAAAAGAAGTACGGTAATAATTTTGAATACTCACTGAACAATGAGCAAGATGAATACTCTAAGAGCATTGCAGAGAACTACCCGCACAAGGTATGGGTTGGCTCACTCCAAATAGGTGGCGATAGGGGCTGGCGTTATGCGAACGTGAAGAAAACGGTTGTTTATGTAATCGTAGACGAGGATCAAGATGGCCCTGTACTGGAGCGTTGGTTTATAAAGAGTAACAAGGAGTATTAAGTAATCTATAGATAGCCATTGCAATCAGTGGCTATCAGTGGAATTATTTATAACAGTTAATCAATAAGGATATAAGACAATGGCAAAGCTACTAGGTCAAACAATTAAGAAAATCAGAACAGCAAAGCAAACTTTGCGCGGTGTTGTATTGTATGAAGGGCCTAGCGAGTTAGACGGTAAACCTATAGTTGTCGTGGCAACATTTAACAGCGTTAATGATAAGACGGGCAACATGGTGCAAACGTGGATTATTAGGTCAGATATGCACCCATTGGAAGCCATAGAAACAAAACAAGACTCTACTATTTGCGGCAATTGCCCACATAAACAGTCTATCGGCGGCGCTTGCTACGTTAACATTGGTCAAGCTCCGGCTGCCGTCTATCGGTCTTACATTAAAGGTATATACCCACAGTTCAATCTAGCAGATCATGGGCACCTATTTGTAGGGCGCAAGGTTCGCTTAGGTGCATACGGTGATCCAGCAGCAGCGCCTTTTGATGTTATGCAGCAAGTGACAAAGCTTTGCGTATCTCACACTGGATACACTCACCAAGTAGCACACAAAGGTTTTGACACACGTTTTGCAAGCTTATGCATGGTTAGCGCCGATAGTCCAAAGCAAGCCATTAAGTATCAGAATCTAGGCTATAAGACTTTCCGCGTAGCAATGGCTGGCGATAGCCTAGCGGATGACGAGTTAGAATGCCTAGCAGATAGTGAAGGTTTACAATGTATTGACTGTGGCTTATGTGATGGCAGTAAGCGCAATATTGCAATCACTGTACATGGTAGCAAAGCCAGCAAATTCAAATCTTCATTAGTACCAACAGTGCAAGTAGCATAAGGATATAAGACAATGACTAAAAGAAGAACACTAATCCAGATTGAGAATAACGGTAAATGGACAATGTATACCGGACTGGATAACGGGGAACCTTTAGCAATGATCGGCATATATGATAGCCATGAGGAACCCGTAGGCAAGGCGCTAGATCTAGCCTACTTACACCAGAAGTACGGCAAAACTACCGCTATCACAATCAATACAAGAACAACTAGGGAGATGAACCAATGAGAGTACTTATTCTTTGTGAGTCATCTGGAACAGTTAGAGAAGCCTTTAGATCCCTAGGCCATGATGCTTGGTCTAGTGACATACTACCTGCGGATGATGGTAGCCCTAAGCACATACAAGGCGATTGTGTAGATGTGCTTGAGGCCAATGAGCGTTGGGATTTGATCATCATGCACCCACCATGCACAGCATTGGCTGTCAGTGGTAACGCTACCTATGCCAAAGGTATGCCAAAGCATCACAAGCGTTTAGAGTCTATTGAATGGACTACAAAGCTTTGG